ATTCCAGATACCATCCCATCAGATGCATGTATCTATGATATGTCTCGTTTTCTTTCAATTTTATCACTCTACGAAGATCCTGATGTAGATTTTAATGATAAATACTTTATTATCTCCGAGGGCAATCGTCGGACCAAATATGTCTATGCAGACATTTCAATGATCCATACGCCGCCTGAAAAAGATATTACAATTCCTTCTGCCGATGTAACGGTAGATGTGAAATGGGATGACCTCCAATCTGTCCTCAAGGCAGCAGGGGTTCTCCAATTTACTGAGGTTGCATTCGTTGGTACCGACGGAAAATGTTACCTCAAGGCTATTGACAGTGCCAATGCTGGTGCCGATGATTTTGGCATCGAACTTGGTGATACTGTTGATAACTTCAATATTGTCATTAAAACTGACAACCTCAAACTGTTGCCACAGGACTACAGAGTTACGCTTTGCTCAAAAGGTATCTCTGAGTTTAAGGGTACTGACGTGACCTATTTTGTGGCAATTGATTCTAAGTCGACTTATAACAAAGGATGAGAAATATGAATGACCAAAACATGGGCCAAGGCCAAGAACAAATCGTTTTGACTATCGGCGATGTTGCGACTGTAGTGCAACTAATTGATGTCGTCACCCGCCGGGGTGGGTTCCAAGGTAACGAACTTGCCAGTGTTGGTATGCTTCGTAACAAATTGGAAGCTTATGTAAATCAGGAATCTCCACAAGAGCAACCTGATGGCAATCAGGCAGTAAACGTTGAGGTCCCACCTCAAGGTGAACTGTCCGATAAGATTGTTAGCTAACGATCTTTTATTGGGGAGGAGGGTTGACTTCCTCCCCATTTTATTATATAATATGTTCTATATCATGATGACAAAGGTGAAAAAATGGTTGATGTTAAATCAAACGAAGTGCTGTACGTTGAAAAATACCGTCCCCAAAAAATTGCGGATACTATTCTTCCAGCTAAAACTAAAGACATATTCAATAAATTTGTAGCAGATAATTCTGTTCCTAATCTACTCCTAACTGGTGGTCCAGGTGTTGGTAAAACTACTATCGCCAAAGCTATGCTTGACGAACTTGACTGTGATTATATTGTTAAAAACGGTTCACTTAACGTCAACATCGATACCCTCCGATATGAAATCTCCACGTTTGCCTCAGCGATATCCTTATCAGGCGGTCGAAAATATGTCATATTTGACGAGGCGGACTATCTCAATGCAACATCTGTTCAACCCGCACTCAGAAATTTCATTGAGGAATATTCTGCAAACTGCGGGTTTATCTTTACCTGTAACTTTAAAAACAGGATAATCTCTCCCCTCCGTTCCCGTCTGTCTGAAATTGACTTCTCGATTGAAACATCGGAACGACCAGCTCTTGCAGCACAATTCTTCAAACGTGTAATGACAATCCTTGATATGGAAAATATTTCATATGATAAAAAGGTTGTCGCAAAGGTTATCGAAAAACACTTCCCAGACTTTCGTCGTGTATTAACCGAATTGCAATCCTATGCTGCCTCTGGTTCTATTGATGAAGGTATCTTTGTAAACATCAAACAAGAGTCTATTGACGAACTGTTCCGTTTGCTCAAAGGTAAGGACTTTACCAATATGCGTAAATGGGTTGCTAATAACTCTGACCAAGATATGAACGAGATGTTTCGTCGGATCTATGATATTGCCAGTGATAAGGTTGAATTCCGTAGTCTCCCTGGATTTGTTGTAACAATGGCCGATTATATGTACAAGGCTAATTTTGTTGCCGATCTGGAGGTTAATATGGTTGCCTTCCTTACTGAGGTAATGATCGAATCAGAGTTTAAATAATGCTAAAAGTTAAGTGCTTCTTCTGTGGTAATAAGGCTGGTCGTAAAGATTGCTTTACTATAAATATGGATACACTGGAAGGAAAGCATAAGGTCAACATATGCCCAAAGTGTGCTAATGAATTTGACGATATTATGAAGGAATTGGAGATTGTAATTGAAGAACGAAATAACACCATTTGATTTTATTAAGGCGGCATCTGAGACTAAAAAGGACCTTATTCACGAAAGTGAAAATCCAGAACTCATCGAAAAACAGTATACGCCATACATTGTAAACCGCGGGTTTGCAAATTTCAACGATACGATACTGCATGCTAACGAAATGAACATGCGATCGCACTTATTTCCGGACGCACAATTCCAATACTATCGTTCGGCCCTACGTAAACGAAAACGTTGGTCCAAATGGCACAAAGCAGATAAAAACAAAGATCTTGATGCTATCCAAAATGTGTACTCATGTAACCGGACGGTCGCAAAACTTTACTTGAAAGCTCTTTCAAAAGAACAACTTGCATCCGTTCATGATAGATTAGTTACTGGAGGTACTTCGAAATGACTTATCTCTCAGTAATTCGCCAATAACAATAATAATAAAAAAGGTGAATGTATTATGCAAGAAGAAGATATTTTTAAAGGTGTGGGCATTGAGGTAAAATTGCCAACCCAGGATAGTTTTTTAAAGATTAAGGAAACATTAACACGTATTGGGATCTCCTCTCGTAAGGAAAGAAAACTCTACCAGTCGTGTCATATTCTACACAAAAAAGGTAGATATGCAATCCTACATTTTAAAGAGCTTTTTATTCTGGATGGAAAACAAAATACCTTTACAGATGAGGACAGGGCACGAAGAAATACCATTGTAAATCTTTTGGATGAGTGGGATCTGCTAGGGCTGGTTGATCCAAATTCTACTGAGGAACCAGTAGCACCACTTAATCAAATTAAAATTATTTCTTTTAAAGAAAAGAATAATTGGGATCTTGAAGTCAAATATAATATTGGAAAAAAATAAATTATGCTGAAAATTTTTAGAATGAATGACAAAGTGGAAACACCAACCTTTGCTACAGAAGGATCCGCTTGTTTTGATATTAAAGCCTGCATTGATATGGGGCGAGAGATTACTTCATATAATGTTTGGAATAAGAAAACAAAGGTTATACCTAAGGTAGTTGGTGGAGTAGTATCAATTCAAGTTACACCAGGTGACCGAGTATTGGTACCCACAGGTTTAATTTTTGATATTCCTGAGGAACATGTTTTAAAACTATATAATAGGTCAAGTACAGGTCTTAAAAAAGGCTTGATGCTTCCTAATAGTGTTGGCATTATTGATAGTGACTACGTAGAGGAATCATTTATCATGATGCAAAATATGTCCGAAAGCCTGGTTGTAATTCAGGACGGTGAAAGACTTGCTCAGGCAATGTTGGAACCAGTATATAAGTATTCCCTTACTGCTATAGAGTCAAGGCCAGAACAAAAAACATCACGTGATGGTGGCTTTGGCAGTACTGGAACAAAATAAGTATACAGTAGTGACACATTTTTGTATCATTTCTGTAGACATGTGATATAAATAATAACACCAGGGGGTTGACAAATGTGCTCCCTGGTGTTATATTAACTAAAGGAACGCCTTATGGGTTCCTCATATAATCTTGCTTAAGTATAAAAGGAGATAGCAAAATGAATACACGTAGATTTAGTGCAGATATGCTGCCGAACGATCCCTTCTTTATTGGTTTCGACCGCCTTATTAACCGTATGGACCAAGGCTTACACAAAGGAACCAATACAAATTACCCTCCATATAATATTGTTAAAGTTGACGACGATAACTACAATGTTGAAGTCGCTGTTGCTGGTTTTGCCCGAAACGAAATTACCATTAAAGTTGAAGATGGTAATCTATTCGTAGAAGGTAGAAAGGAACAACCGGATGGAGAGTCACCCTCAGAATATATCCACAAAGGAATTAGTGCACGACAGTTCCGTAGGTCCTTTACATTATCGGACACTATTGTAGTTCGTGGTGCTGATTTGGTGGATGGTATTTTGACTGTTAAATTAGAAAATGTAATTCCTGAAGAGAAAAAACCACGGATCATTGAGATCGGTGGGGATGCTGGTGATCCAGAATTTCTTAAAGGCTAAATTGACAGTTAAACTAAAAGGGGCTTCGGCCCCTTTTTTCATATTCGGAAAATGAATAGCAGGGTTTCCAAATATGTATACCTTACTTTACGGTTCCCAATATAAATATTTTTGTAAAAAGGATTAAACCTGGACAGGATGCCCAGGATCGGATCATACAACATACACATATATTAGGAGCAACTCATATGACTCAGGCTATTATTACCGCCCATGGTTTCACTGTGCAAGCTGTTGAAGCTATTTTCGATTTTTTCAGATCAGTAAACGAAAAAAGAATTGAACGTAAAGCAATCCGCGAAACAGAAAAAGCATTACAATCATTATCAACTGCAGAGTTGGATGATATTGGAATCACTCGTGGAGATATTTACACTATCGCACGTACATCAACCGCGATTGACAATGTAAAAGCAAATAAAAATTTGCGGGGTTGGGTATAATGGAGGCTGTTGGAAACACACCAGTAACAATGCCTCGTATTATTAAAATTCTTGGTAAATGGGTTGTCGCATTTGCAATGGGTGTATGGGCTTTTGGTGAGTCTGCTGGAAGAGCAAGGGCAGCCGCTGAATTGTCACGCCAAGGCTATCACCAGGAAGCAAAGCGCTTAATGTTAGGTGATGATAATGCTTAAACGATTTATGAAAGCAATGGAATATAGAAGCTATTGTATGGCTATTCGTCAACTACGCCAATGCGGCCATCACCGTGAAGCTAATGAAATTTCCGAATTTAAACAGAATATGTACAAAACAAGTTAGGATATAATATGAAAAAGTTACTAGCACTTGTAGCCGCAATGGTTACACTATCTACCCCTACGTTTGCCGCAGACACTACAATTGAAATGCTAAACAAACGTGACGATGGTGCTAAAATGGTATACAGTGAAGATATTACACGCATTGATGTGGGTGATACAATTACCTGGGTACCAACATCAAAAGGTCACAATGTGGAATTCATTGCAGGACCAGATGGATGGGAAGCACCACGTAAATCAAAACTTAACAAAGAAGTTGCAATGACATTTGACACACCAGGTGTATATCTGTATCAGTGTTCACCACATAAGTCAATGGGTATGATTGCCATTGTAGTCGTAGGTGACGGAGACAATGATATTTCAAAAGCCAAAGTAAAAGGCAAGTCAAAGAAAAAACTGAAAGCGTTGTTAGCTGATCTGTAATGTCTGATTATTTTGCATACGCTCTTACTATGTCCTTCCGCTGGTTTGCGGATACATTTTTTGCCAAGCGTTATGGGCATAGAGCCGTAGTCTTGGAAACTGTAGCAGGTGTTCCTGGTATGGTGGCTGGTATGTGGAATCACTTACGTAGTCTAAGAAAAATGCAACCAGACGAACGTGGTTGGATTAAGACTCTGCTAGATGAAGCAGAAAATGAACGTATGCAT